GTTTCCCAGTCACGATCGGGTTTGGTGGTAGGTATGCGTCCTGTAAAGCGTTATTCGGTGAACAAGGGCGATTCGGCGCGTCAGTTCCGCGGGAATGTGTCTCGCACGAAGGGCGCGAACATGCGCGGTGCGCCGATGCGTGGTGGCATTCGACTCTGAATGCCGTGCTTCCGTCCTCTGGAAGCTTGGGCGCAGCCAGGTGGAGGCGTTGCCTTCACTCACAGGGCTGCGTCGTTGTATCCGCTTCGTTTGGCCTGTGGCCAGTGTATTGGCTGCAGACTCGAGCGCAGCCGCCAGTGGGCGGTGCGGTGTATGCACGAGGCCAGGTGTCATGAGGCGTCATGCATGGTGACGTTGACTTATGATGATCAGCATTTGCCGGTTGGTGGAAGTCTTTGCTATCCGGATTTCCAGCGTTTCATGAGGCGCGTGCGTAAGAGTTTTCGTGAGCGCGTGCGTTTCTATATGGCTGGAGAGTACGGTGAGCGTACGTTTCGGCCGCATTTTCATGCGTTGTTGTTTGGTGTTGATTTCCCGGATCGGGAATTTCTTTTCTTTTCTGGCTCGGGCGCGAAGATATTTAAATCGTCGCGCCTTTCTGGTCTTTGGCCTTTTGGCTTCTCGAGTGTCGGTGATGTTACTTTTGAGTCTGCTGCTTATGTTGCGCGGTATGTGATGAAGAAGATCACGGGCGACGCGGCAGCGGAGCATTACCGTCGGGTTGATCTGGGGACCGGTGAGGTCTTCCAGTTAGTGCCTGAGTTCAATCGCATGTCGTTGAAGCCAGGCATTGGTGGGTTGTGGCTTGATCGGTTTCAAGCTGATGTGTTTCCGCACGATCGTGTGGTCGTGCGTGGTCGGGAGGGTAAGCCTCCCAAGTATTATTTTCGGCGCCTGGAGAAGATGGCGCCGGAGGTTCACGCGCGGCTGCTGCGCAAGCGGCGGCGTGATATGGCTCGGGGTGCGAAGGATCGTACTCCCGAGAGGTTGGCGGCTCGTGAAGTTGTTGCGGCCGCCCAGGTGAAGATGTTGCGGAGGAGTGTGGAATGAAGCTTTATCTTGTGGCTGTGAAGGATCGGAAGGCTGGTGTGTTTACGTCGCCTCAGTGTGTGGTTCGTCTGGAGGCGGCGTTGCGGAGTTTTGCGGATAATGTGAATGATCCGCGTCCGGATAATATGTGGTTTAAGCATCCGGAGGATTTCGAGCTGTGGCATGTTGGTTCGTTTGATGATCAGACGGCGAAGCTGGATGTCTTGATTGAGGTGGCGCTGCTGGCTTGTGGTGATGAGTACAAGAAGCAGCAGGCGTTGCCGTTTGCTGAGAATGGTCAGGTTCAGGCGCGTAATTATGGCGGTACTCAGTAAGGAGTTTTGCGATGCATCGGAACAAGTCGGTTGATGTTCACCAGTTTGCGATGGTGCCGAAGGCGGAAATTCCGCGTTCGGCGTTTCGGATGCAGCGTGCGTATAAGAGTACGTTCGATGCGGGTTACTTGATTCCGGTGCTGTGTGAAGAGGTGCTGCCTGGCGACACGTGGTCGGTGAACGCCACGATGTTCGCCAGGCTGCAGCCTCTGGTCTTTCCGTTGATGGATAACCTGTATTTGGATTCTTTTTTCTTTTACGTGCCGTGCCGGTTGCTGTGGGCGAATTGGCAGCGGTTCATGGGTGAGCGTGATCCTGATCCGACGAGTTCGATCTCGTACACGGTGCCGACTTTCGTCGGCACGGTTGGCGGTCAGGTTGTTGGTTCGATCTATGATTATTTTGGTTTGCCGACGGTAGGCCAGGTGATTGCAGGTCAGCAGGTGCCGTTTAATATCCTGCCGTTTCGTGCTTATAACCTGATTTGGAATCAGTGGTTCCGGGACGAGAATATTCAGAATTCGGTTCCGTTTCGGACCACGGATGGTGGTGACGTGGTGACGGATTTCGTGCTGTTGCGGCGTGGTAAGCGTCACGATTATTTTACGAGTTGTTTGCCGTGGCCGGAGAAGAACGGGGCGGCTGTGTTGCTTCCGTTGGGTACGACTGCGCCTGTGAAGACGCAGGTTGCGAATGTGTTTTCGGGTACGCAGGAACCGCTGCATTTGCGGCTTTCTGTTGGTGGTGCCGCCCAGGCTGCGCCTGCGCTGATTGGTGTTGGCGGCACGATTGACGAGAATCTCGAGTTGGGTACTGCGACCGGAGCTGGTGTTGCGACGGGGGCGTATTTGTATCCGGCCAACTTGTATGCGGATTTGTCCGCGGCGACTGCTGCGACGATCAATCAGATTCGTTTGGCGTTTCACACGCAGCGTTTGCTCGAGCGCGATGCGCGAGGTGGTACCAGGTATACGGAGATTTTGCGGGCGCACTTTGGTGTGATGCCGCCGGATTTCCGGCTGCAGCGTCCGGAGTACCTGGGTGGTGGTTCGAGTCCTGTTGTTGTGCATGAGATCGAGCAGAGTACTCAGACCGGGTTGACCGGTGGTACGACGCCGATGGGTTCTGTTGCGGGCCGCGGGACGATGATTGATTCCAGGCACGCTTTTACGGCGTCGTTTGTCGAGCATGGTTATGTGATTGGGTTGGTGTCGGTTCGTGCTGATCTGACGTATCAGCAGGGTCTGCGGAAGATGTGGTCGCGTTCGACCAGGTACGATTTCTATTGGCCGGTGTTTGCGAATCTTGGTGAGCAGGCGGTGTTGAATAAGGAGATTTATGCGACTGGAATTGACGCGCAGGATGATGCCGTTTTCGGTTACCAGGAACGGTGGGCCGAGTACCGTTACCTTCCTTCTCAGCTTACGGGATTGTTCCGTTCGACGTCGGCTTCGAATGTTGACGAGTGGCACGTGGCTCAGCAATTTATTGGGTTGCCGACGCTGAATTCGATGTTTATGGAGGAAACTCCTCCGTTGTCTCGAGTGTTGGCTGCTGGTGCGGCTGCTAATGGTCAGCAGCTGATTTTTGATTCGTTCTGGGATATTAAGGCGGTTCGTCCGATGCCTTTGTATTCTGTGCCGGGTCTTGTGGATCACTTTTAATGGACCCGATGACTTTTTGGGGTCTTGCGTTCATGTCGGTTGCTTCGATGCATGAGCATCCTGGGGCGGGTACGCGTGAGCATGTTCGCAAGACTATTCCGGAGTGCGCGGCGCTCGCGGATGACATGTTGTTTCAGTTTGAGCAGCGATTGCAGCTCTGGACTGAGAAGGAAGATTGAGTATGGCTTGGGCAGCTGTTGGTGGCGCTGTTGCCGGTGGTGCTCTTGACTTTTTGGGTCAGCGGTCTGCGAATCGCACGAATCTTCGTGTTGCTCGTGAGCAGATGCGTTTTCAGGAGCGTATGTCTTCGACCGCTTATCAGCGTGCGGTTAGGGATCTTGGGCTTGCTGGTTTGAATCCAGCGCTGGCGTATGGTCAAGGTGGTGCGTCAACGCCTGCAGGCGCTTCGACGCGTGTGGAGTCAGTGACTGGTGGTCGGTTGGGCGATAGGTTGATGTCGGCGGCTGCGATCAAGTCGCAGATTGAGTTGACTCAGGCGCAGACGGTGAAGACGAATCAGGAGGCGCGGGAGGTTAAGGAGCGGACCGATATGTTTGTGTATGGTCCGCAGCCTACGACCGCGGCCGGTAAGGGTGCGCAGGATTTTTTGGCTGTTAAACAGCAGATGGAGAAAGTTGGTGTGGATATCACTACGGCGCATTTGAACCAGGCGCAGCAGCGTTTTGGTTTGGATGTGATGAACGAGCTGGCGCGTAGGAAGGCGAAGGCTGACGCTGATGCTGCGGAAGCGAAAGTGCCGCAGCTCGAGGCTGATGCTCGTTTCTGGAAGGCGTTGGAGGCTGAAGGTGGTTTGTTGGCGAAGGCCGCGGCTTTTATCCGGATGATTACGAGGTGAGGTCATGAAGAAGGCTATTGAGTTTGTGCCGGTCCGGTTTCGGACCGGGTTTAATGACGATGGGGAAGAGGCCGGTCTGGCTGCTGGCCTGGTATGCTGGGATATCTCGTTGACGGTTCAGGATCCGAAGGACGATTGTGATATCAATCGGATCATGTCTAGGTACGTTCAGAGCGGCGTGGCGCCGCAGGTGACGAGGGTGCCTATCCAGGGTGACTTCACGGAGATCGTCGATTACCGGACGGCTCTGGAGGCCGTACAGGGTGCTCAGCAGGCGTTTCAGTCCCTGGACGGTAAGGTTCGCGCTCGGTTTGGTCATGATCCGGCGCGTTTTCATGATTTCTGTCTTGACCCGGCGAACTT